TATAGATACCGAAACACCTAACGAGGAGTTAGACACCATGACACAGCCAACAGAAACCCCAGCCGTTATCGAAGCCGCGCCAATCGCGCCAATCGTTTACGCGCAACCGCGTAATTTTAAATTGCCTAGCGCTGGCGAATTTATCGCAGCGTCACTACAAGGCGGCAGCGTACTTGCAGAAATGAACGCAAAAATTCAAGCTGCAGCACCGGACATTACAGCCGACCCAAGTTTGCCAGGAATTTTGCCTGAAATCATAACGGGCAGCGTCTACGACTCACTTAACCCTATTAGGCCTTTCGTGTCGGCTATCGGAACTCTCGCTATGCCAGGTGCAGGCGCAACATTTCGCCGCCCGAAAATTACTGTACGCCCAGTAGTTGACGAACAGACACCGGAACTAGACCAACTAAACCCGTCTACTGTGACCGTGTCGAACTCAAATGTCGACAAAAAAACTTTCGGTACTTTTGTGACAATGTCCGAACAGGCATTGGATTGGAGTGACCCCGCTTCAATCAATATCGTATTGAACCAGTTAGCAATCGCCTACGGACAGGCCACGAACACATACGCGGTAACAGAGTGCCAAGGCGCAATCGTGCAAACTACATCAGTTGCCGACACGTCGGACCCTGCCGATTGGATTGCCGCAATTTACGAAGGCGCCCGCCAAATTTCATTAAACAGCAACTACCTACCTACACACATGGTCGTAACACCTGGTACGTGGGCCGCGTTGGGTTCATTGGTTGACAGCACAGGCCGCCCAGTATTTCCACAGATTGGCGCCATGAACGCGCCAGGCCAGTTGTCGGCTTCAAACTGGAACGGCAACCCGCTTGGCCTTGTGCTTGTAGTCGATAAAGATACGCCAGGTTCATTTATGGGCCACGCAGCCGGACCAGCTGCAGGGTTTGAATTTTACGAACAGCAAAAGGGCGCAATTTCTGTAGACGTACCTAGCACCTTGGGCCGCACTATTGCGTACCGTGGTTACGCTGCAACGTTTATGGCAGACGCTACAAAATTCGTTAAATTCGTTTAATCGAAAGGCGGCCTAACCGCCATGACGCAGATATACCAGGTAGCGCACAAAACGCTAATAGAAAACTACGCAGTTTTAGAAACGCTTACACCTAACGAAGTGTACGTAGGCGCGTCTATTGTTGTAGCAGGCGTTGACGCAACTTTTAACGGTACCTACACCGTTTACGCTGTACCCGAATATTTGTTTATTGGCGTAGACGACGACGGCGATTTACTTTTTAATTACGAGGTGCCCGTACCGTTTCAAATTCTGTACGCAAAAACAGCCGCAGACGTTACGCGCACCACGGCAACGGGAACCGTAACGCTGGGTACTATCCCCTGCACTTGGGTTACGGCTCAACAAATTGAGGACTGGCTCGGAATAGGCACCGCGTCGGCACTCGATACAACTTTTCTTACTCAATGCGCGGCAGCTTCAAACGCTTTTTGTTTTCAACGACGTTTAGAAAGCGGCTACATAGACGCAAAAGGTACAAGCCCTAGCGACAGCGTTACCCTAGGCACTATTGCCTATGGTGGTTTCCTGTATCGACAGCGTGGCGCGGTAACAGATTTTGCCAGTTTTGACGGCTTGCCCGCAGGTAACAGCGTCGGCTTGTCGCCAATGATAAAACAACTTTTAGGTATTCCACGCCCGCAGGTTGCCTAATGCCTGTTGCTTTTACAGACCTATTTAACGAGGCGCTAGACGACCTAGCAGCGTCGCTAACGACCATTACAGGGTTACAGGTAGTAACAGACCCCCGCAACCTTGTACCGCCTTGTGCGTTTATAGACGCCCCTACGTTTACCGTGTATTCAAACAACGTCGTAGAAATGACGTTCCCAATACGCATAATTACCTTGGGGCCTGGCAACCTTGACGCGCAACGGTCACTACTTAACTTGGCTAGCAAGGTCATTACTAAAAAAATTGGCGTAACCGACGGGCGCCCAACCGTTGCAATTATTGGCGGCAGCGAACTACCCGCCTACGATTTGACCATAACCCTACAAACCCAGGCAACCGCCTAAGATAGGTGCAACATGAAATACGAAATAGTTAGCCCCCGTATCGGTTGCCCTGGCGACGAATACGTACCGGTTGAAGGCGTAAACATTGACGCGCTTATAGCGGGCGGTTTCGTTATTCAATCCCCCACCAAGGCGCCTAAAGGTGCTAAAACTAAGACAGACACAAACGAGGAGTAAAGCCAATGGCTACTAGCACTTATCTTTCATCACCAAACGTAACGGTTAACTCAGTTTCGCTGCAAGACCAATGCAGCGGCCTTACTTTTACGCGCACTATCGAGGCGCTAGAAAGTACCGCGTTTGGTTCAGGTTCGCGCGTGTACGTCGCAGGCCTTGAAAACTCAACGTTGACCCTTGACCTGTACCTATCGTTTGCAGCTAGTGAAACTTACGCAACACTTAAAAGCCTTGTAGGCACGTCTACTACGGTTTCGTGGTCGCCTAGCGCAACAAGCCCAGGCACCGCAACCAATCCAACCATGACCCTAACCGGGGCGTACTTGGAGGCCCTACCATACGAAATGGCCCTGGGCACCCTTGGCCAAATTTCGGTGGTTTTCACCGGAGGGGTTTACAGCGTTCTTGAAGTTTAATTAACCGCCTGAAAAGGCCCGACACAAAAGGCAGACAATGAAACTTACGCTAAAAGTAGAAACAGCCGATACCGCCTATGAGGTGGTAACAAACTTGTACGTTATTATTTTGTGGGAACGCAAATACAAACGTAAAGCGTCGGACATGGCCGCAGGTATCGGCATAGAGGATTTAGCATTTATGGCGTACGAGGCGTCTAAGTTAAATAAAATTGTTGTACCGGCAGAGTTTGACACGTTCGTTAAAGGCTTAACAAACATTGAAGTAGTCGACACCGAGGCCGTAAACCCCACCTAAGGGGCACCCACGGGCGCCAACTTGCCGAACTGTTGGTAGCCATTTCGTGGTGGCCCCCGTCTATACCGTTTGACATAGACGACCTGGCTACTGTCGTTGCTGTATTATCAGACAACAACAAACAACGAAAGTAAACGCCGTGGCCCAACTACCGTTACAAATTCAAGGTATCCAAGAAACCTTAAAATTGTTAAACGACGTAGACCCTAAATATCGGCGTTTAGTAACCAAACAAATTAAGAACGCTGGCGCGTCTATCTTAAATGAAGCCCGCCAAATGGTGGCAAGTTACCCCAACTCAAAAGGCAACGGCGCCCCACTATCCGGCATGGTTCGAGGCAACCTAGTTAAAGGCCGTGAAACTACCTGGCGTACTGACGCCGTACAAAAAGGCTTTAAAATTAAGGTTGGCGTACGTGGCAGTAAAGAACGCTACGTAAATTTTGACAGGGGCGGCTATACCGAACAAGTCGTATTTGGCGCCAAGCCTTATCGTTTAATGACCGTACAGAGCGCCGACGCTGCAGGCGTCATTTATGACCATGCAGGCCGAAACACAAGTAGCCAATTTGTAACAAACTTAACCGTAGAGGAAGGCAACCAGCCGCGCGTTATTGACGTAGCCGTAGAAAAAAACAGGCCTACCGTTACCGCCGACGTACTTAAAGTAGTAGAACAAGTTATGGCCGTCACTAATCGACAAATGAAGGTTCGCTAATGGCTGGTATAAATATCCCAATTATTACGTCGTTTGCCGATAAAGGCATTTCGGCGGCAGAAAAAGCGTTTGGCAAGTTTGGCAAAACTGGCGTAGCAGTAGGCGCCGCGTTTGCAGCTTCAACGGGTTTAGTAGTAGCAGGTTTAACTAAGGCAGTTGCCGCCGCTATCGAGGACCAAAAAAGCCAGGCGCTACTAGCCAAACAGTTAGAAAATACTACGGGCGCGTCGCGTATGACTATTGCGGCAACCGAGGATTTAGTAAGCCAAATGCAATTTGCTACGGGCGTAGCCGACGACCAACTACGCCCAGCGCTGGGTTCATTAGTACGCGCAACAAACGATTTAACCGTAGGGCAAGACCTATTAAACCTTGCGCTAAACGTAAGCGCCGGCACTGGGCGCGATTTAGAAACCGTGTCGCTGGCCTTGGGCAAGGCATATAACGGAAATTTAGGCGGCCTAACCAAACTAGGTATAGCACTCGACCCCAACATTATTAAAACTAAAGATTTTGGGGCAGCACAAGCCGAACTAAACAAACAGTTTGGCGGCGCTGCAGCTGCAGCCGCTAACACATATGAAGGGCAACTAAAACGCTTAGGCATTGTATTTTCAGAATTAAACGAAACTATCGGCTACGCAATTTTAAACAACAAGTACGTTAAAGACGCCATAGGACTACTACCAGGCGCCGCCGCTGCCGCTGTTGCCGCGTTTGGCGAAAAAGGATTAAAAGGCGCGCTGTCGGCATTTTTAGACGAAATGGGCATAGTAGGCGCCTATACCCAAAAGTGGGGTTTGAGTATCGCCTACTCATATAACAAAATGGCTATGCACGCGTACAACGCGTTAACGCTAGTTACTTTAGGTTTAATACAAATAATTCCTGCAATCAAAAAAGCAGGCGACGAAATAAACGCTAATTTAGTTCAGTTGCAATTAGAAATAGACGCAACGACTTACTACATAACAGATTTAAACAACGCGTTAAACGTAGGCGAACAAGCGCAACGCGCTAACGGCGCGGCAGCCGACAGGTTAAGCGGGCAAGCCGAGGCGTTGGGCTACAAGTTGGCGCCAGTTGTCGAGCAGTTAGACAAAGTAGGCGGGGCAGCCAAAAAAGCCGATACCGCCGTAAGTGACGCCGCTAAAGCATTACAAGACGATTTAACAAAAGCGTTAGACGCAGCCAAGTCAGGGTTAGACGACGCCCAGGGCGCTTTTGATAATTTTGCCGAAAGCGTCGCTACAGGAATTAAAGACGCGTTTAGTTTTAAAGACGCTAAAGACGCAGGCGACGAAACAGGCGCGGGGTTTCTATCCGGTCTACGTGACCAAGTTAAAGGCATAAACGATTACAGCGCCAACGTACAAGCGTTGCTAAAGGCTGGATTATCCCAAGACGCGTTAGCAGCCGTTCTAGCAGCTGGTGGCGACAGCGGCGCGGCTATCGCCTTAGAACTTATTAAAGGTGGTTCTACCGCAATTATTGAAACTAACGCCTTGGTTGAAAGCGCCAAATATGCAGCCGATTTAATCGGTCAATCTGCAGCGCAACAATGGTACGGCGCGGGCGTATCTAACGCGCAACAGTATTTGAAGGGCGTCGAAGCCGCGTTTGCTATTGCCCAGGCACGACTAGCAGGCAAGGGCCTTAAATTGGCAGACGTTAAAGGCATTTCGGCTGGGTTCGGCGACGCTATTAGCGCACCGGCAGCCGCCCCAATATCCCCCCCAAGTTTTAACTACGGCGACCCGTTCGGCATGAAAGGCGTAACGGTAAACGTGCAAGGCGGTATTAGTACGAGCGCCGAAATAGGCGAAGCCGTCGTAAACGCGATAAGGGCATATAACAGGGCTGCAGGCCCCGCAAATATTCAGGTTGGCTAATGGCTACGTCAGTAATTGAAAGCGGTAACTACGAACTGTTTATAGACACGGGTTTTATGCTTGACGCGTTTACCCTTGACGACGCAACGCGGGGCGTATTGAACAACACCCAGTACGTATTAGACGGTACGACAGAGTTTGCGCCAATGCTGGAATACTCGACAAACGTAAACATTAAACGTGGGCGCCGTGACGTAGGCGACCAATTTAGCGCGGGCACTATGTCGTTTAATTTAAACGACGACCTAGCCGGGGGAACCTTAAACCCGTTGTATTCGTCTAGCCCCTACGTAGACCCCGTAGGGCAATTTACCTTGGCACCACTACGGCGCGTATCGTTCGGCAGATACAACAGCGTAGGCACGTTTATAACGTTGTTTGTAGGGCAGATAGTCAACTATGACTACACCTACGAACTAGGCGGCCAAAATACGGTAAGCGTATATTGTGCCGACGATTTTTATTTACTAGCCCAAACAGCGTTAGCCGAATTTAACGTATCCGAACAGTTATCGAGCGCCCGCCTATCGGCTGTATTAGACCTGCCCGAAGTTGCTTACCCGGCTTTAACCCGTGACATTGAGACCGGCACCCAAACGCTAGGCGGGGCAGCTGCCTACACGATTGCCGAAGGTACGAACGTTAAAGCGTACATAGACCAAATACAAGCAGCCGAACAGGGCCGTATTTTTATGTCGAGGACTGGCGATATAACTAGCCAACCGCGCATTGGTAATACTCTTTCGGGTAGTGTCGCCGACTTTCACGACGACGGCACAAACATACCGTATAACAGTTTGGGCATTATTTTTAACGCCGACTTAATAGTAAACAGGGCCAGTATTCAACACTTAGGCGCCACAAGCCCCGAGGTAGCCGACGACTTGGCAAGCCAGGCTAAGTACCTAATTCAAAATGTAAGCATTACTAACAGCCTTTTACACAATGACGCAGCCGCGTTAGACCTGGCTAACTACCTTTTAGTTGGCGAACCTGCAGCCACGTTTAACGCCGTGCAAACCGATTATTTAATGCTTACAAATGCGCAACGCGAAACCTTGGCGCTAGTCGACATTGGCGACACCATTACGATTACCAACACAATTACAGGCGGCGAAGTAGCCCAAGAACTATCGGTAGAGGGCGTAGAAATATCGGTAAACGTAAACAACGGGCACCGCGTAACGTTTTATACCGCTAACACGGTCATTGTGTATGAGTTCATTTTAAACGACCCAATTTACGGTAAATTAGATATACAAGACCCACAGCCAGTTTTAGCGTAAAGTAGGGAATATGCCAAACGAACAGACATCAGTACCGTTATTTGCTAGCGGCGAGGTATTGACCGCGGCCAATATGAACCTTTCGGCTGGTACTGGCGTACCTGTTTTTGCTACAACTGTTACGCGTGATGCCGCTTTTGGTGGCACAAGCGAAAAGGTACTGGCAGAGGGCCAACTATGTTATTTGTCTAGTACTAACGTTGTGCAGTATTACGATGGCGCGGCGTGGGCTACTGTCGGGCCTGCAACGGCTGGCGCGTTGGTGCGTGTTGGTGGCGGCACTTTGTCGGGCGCAACTACAACTTTTGACAATGTTTTTAGTGCTACTTACAAGTTTTATTTAATAACGATTTCTAATGGCGAAAACGACTCAAACGCTAATTTAACTTTTCAATTTCGTTACGCTGGCCCAACGACTGAAGCAACAGGATATTATGCAGGCTTGTTTGGTTTTGGTTTTAACGCCACAACTGCCGCTAGTGGAAACAACAACTCAACATCAGCAACAGTTGCTTTGCTTGCTGGCGCAAGTTTTACAGGTC